AGGCTGATGCCATTGTGAACCTGACGGCTTGCCATATCGACGCCCTGCGGAAGTAGAAGGTCGGCGGTGGCGAAGGTGATCGCATCACGATGGTAGATAAGGTTCTGCGGATACTGCGTAGAAGCAGCGCCGAGGAACGTAACCGCCGCGCCGGACTGAGGCAGAGCATCGACCGTGGCGAGAGCCTGAGAAGCCGAATACATCGCAGGAACAGTAACCGAAGCGGTCGTTGACGCCGTAACGTCAGCAAGAGCCACGAACTGATACAGCGAGCCGGTTGACTCACGGGTCTGCGGGTTGACAGCGTAAACGCTACCAATCGTAAACACGTCGCCAGCTTTGATGATCGTTGAGCCAAGGCCGGTAAGAACAACAGTCGTTGAACCTTCAGTCGTGACAGTCGCATTAACAGTTACAGTGCCCGCGCGTGAGCCGGTCGTGAACTGTTTGATCGACTGAGACATATTCAGCTCGTCGTAGCCGAGGATGCCTTCGCCGAATACGCCGTTCTTGAACTGCTTCGAGATAGCGGAAACAGGGTTGAACAGACCTTTCATGCCTTCGATCAACGCAGCGTTAGCGGCTGGGTTAACAGTGGCATAACGAGGCGACATGACTGCAGCGTTCTCGTTGAGCTTCTGTTGAGCTTGCAACAGGACGAGCGACGTAGCTGGCGTGGTGCCTGGCGTGCCGACCGAGTTGCCGATGTATTTGAAGCTGTTCGCAACGTCGGCGTCGATAGAAGATGCGAGCTGCGAAATACGAGGCTTCAGAACACGTTCAGCAAAGTCGTCCAACTGCATCGTGAGTTCGGCGGTCGTGAAGTTCACGCCAATGTGCTTCTGGCTGGAGACAGTGAGCGTGGTGTATTGCTCGTTGTCGTCCTGAACCTGAAGGGCAGCGCCGTCCGTGACCAATGCGCGGTCAGGAAGACGGATGCGGAGGGTCGAGCCGATCTTAGCGCCTTCTACAGCGAAAGAGTCGTCATACTGACGGTTTACAGTGCGGGTGAGGACAAGACTATTCTCAAGGATCTCAAGAGCCTTGCGAGTAATCATGTCGATTGTTAAAATCGAGTTAGACATGATTTAATTACCTACGGTTTTGCGCTTCCCACTTCTTGATCTGTCGCAACCGTTCGGCTTCAATCCATTCTGACGTTGACATCGACTTTGTAGACCGTGGGTCTGTCGTATCAAATCTAGGGCCGGAGCTTGACCGAGTAGCCGTGACAGGAGCAAGAGGAGCTGGCGCAGTTGAAGTGCGTTTTGTCGGCGGATCCGCGACCAGTTTGGCCTCGATTCTACCGATCTCCATTGCCTGCAAAATTGGCGGCAAATTGGCGATCCGTTGGGCTTCTTTAGGATTAGACCCTAAGTGATAGATCACTTCGGGGCCAATATTTGAAGCCTGGATGGCTTGGGCCATATCGTTCGTTACGGGGAGGTTCGGATTATACGCGACTTGTTCAAAGTCATCGTATCGTTCACGCGCTTCCTCTTCACGATCTTTATATGACTCAAGCAGAGCTGCCTGTTGTTTTGCGGCCTCTCGTTGAGCCAGAAGCTGTTGAGCTTTTTGCTCCGCTAATGCTTCCGCATAGGCTTGAGCGTTCTCAAAATCATCTGGCGCAGGTGGAGGTGCGACGGGCTTTCTAGCCTGTTGCTCCGCAAGCAACTGTGCTTGCTCTCTTTCCCATTTGCGCTGTTCTCTTGCGAGGCGTTTGCCTACAATAGCGTCCAACTCTTCTTGAGAGAACGATTTCGTAGACTGTTGTTCCTCCGGCGTCGTCTCAACAGATTCAGGTGCCGCCGTGGCTTCCTGTTCCGGCGCGGGGCTGATTTCCGCTACAGCCTGTTCTTCGTCGCTCAAGGCAACTTCCTTTCTGACCTAGCTATCCGGCTAGTCGGTTCGTTAAACTTACTCTTACGCTACTGAAACGTCAACACTATTGGGCCATTGAACCGAGGTGACGGATGCAATGAACGCATCAAGATCCGTCGTGGCTTGCATATCGGTAATCGCTAATTCGCAAGTTGTCCGCACAGCCTCACGATAGGTCGCCCAATCGGTCGGGATTGCTGTGTTGTTTTCCTGCTTACGGATGACCAACCAATCGGACGGCTGAAGCAACGTCCAAGCGGTCTGCTTGAACTGCGCCGTCCAAGTGGTCTTTAAAGTCGGCAGATCTTTAGGTATGGCTGTGTAGTCGCCATTATCGTCCGGCCCGCTGACCCAGTAGAAACGGTCGTCAGGTCTTTGCTGTTCGGCAACTTCCGTTATGCCGATGGCTGCACGATCTTCTGGGCTTGCCAAGCGAAGCCAGTTAGCAGGATATTGTGTGCCGTTATGCTCGAAAGGCGTGTCGAGCTGAAGGGTGCGTCCGTCAAGTAAAAACATTATCTTGCCCTGCTAATTTTGAAGGGGTTTTCGGCAAAGGCCGCATAAACGTATGTTGCGGCAGAAGTATTATATGAGGCATTTGTATTTCTAATCTTAAACCCATTACTTAGAGCATCTAACGAATCAAAGGCACCTTCCGCGTTAGATAAGTTTGGATACAATTCCGCACTTTCAACATTATACGTATCTCTAGAAGTATCCAATATGCGCCAGTTAGTAGTAGCGGCGCTGCTACATTTAATCAGAACCCAACGCGGTCTAAAACCCGTATAGATAAATGGCCCGTTAGCCGAACCGTTACCTGTGTAGGAACCAAAATCGCTGTAACCAGCAATAGCGGTAAATAGATAGTTTACATACGTCCCGGTATTAGTATTTACATCAGCCGCTGTGCCGAGACTAAATACACTAGCTGTTGGCGTTGCGCTGTTCCAATATGTTGCGCCAGTAGCTTTAGCGGCGGATGTATTTAATAAGATATATTCTGTATTCGCTAACGACGAATGATAAACGGCCCAATTAGTTGTGCTGGACGCTGTGCGTTGTTTAACAATCATCATACTAGGAATAGCATTAAGAGAATGTGAAATGGTTCTATTAGCGCCGTTGCCTGTATATGTTACTATATCAAAACCTTGTGTTACACCTTTAGACCATAGCCATGCGACATTAGTGCTTAGATTTGTGTTGATATTTGCGTTGCTTCCTAGAGTGAATCCGCTTGTATCAAGCGAAGCAACGACCGTAGCTGATGTTGCTTCCGCGTTAGTGTTGTTAGTGCTCAGATATGACGTCGCGCCAACAACCGAATTTACAAGAATATGCGAGCCTGTTATGGATCGGACTTTACCCCACAAAAAGTCAGGCTGAAAAGTTGTGCCGAGCGGATTATTGCCGCTATTTGAACTTGATATTGTTACCGCATTTGTTCCGCCATTGCCGGTATACAATGTTGCGGCCATATACTGCGCGCCATTCGGGATCGTCGGCGTGGTCAGACTCTGAGTGTTTAACGCGGAAAAACCGGATGGCGGGGTATAGGAGAAGGGGCGTTGGCCAAAATTAACTATGACACTTGATATGTTTGTGTTTGTAGTATTTGCGGCAGTTTCTACCCAAGGACGCCAAACACCGCCGGGATTTGTAAAAGTAGTAGTTGGTGTTGTTCCTGTAGCGGGATCACCAGAATTATACCAACCCCCGTTTTTGCCAATCCATAACTTCCCAGCGTCTAAATCAATAGCAATATTTATTATGTCGTTTGACGCATAAGATGCAAAAAGTGTCGTATTGTTAGCAAGAGACGTAGTATAGCCTACCGTTCGAAATACAACGCTATTTACAGAAACACTCGGAGCGGCCCCTATGAATTGTGATAGCGTGGAGCCAAGAATAGATACTGCATTAGCTGCGCTAGATGTCGAACTAGTCAAACCTAAAGCAGCCGTATTTCCAATCCCAGCATTTATCGTGTTAATGCCCTCAAAATACCATTTACCCGATGATGTTCCTAATGTGCCAGCAACAGCCCCATAGTTAACGCTAGAATATGTATTTGTTGTTTGTAAATTGCCGTTTGAAATAGTTGTCGGCGCGGTTGATATATTTCTATCAACGCCGTTTAATACGCAATAATTTCCGCGTCCGTTGCCGCCATCGGTATAATTTGTTGGGCTGTCGATCATACTGTCGTATGTAACGCCAGCCGTTACGCTGATATTATTAGGCGTAAAGTTATTGCCGTTGCCTGAATAGTCCTTACCTATTGCTGCCGCTGTAGCGGCTGAGTTGTCACTAAAGTTTAGATAAAACCCATTCGTGCCGTATGCGCCTGTATAACCTTTAGGTTGCCAAACACCAAAATTGTCATAAAAGCCAAATGAAGATGGCGTTAGAGCTTGACCGTCAATAAGGTTAATTTCGGCTAGGTATCCGTCGAAATAACTAGGCGAAGTATTAACATTTCTGCCAAACCAATGCGCGACATTGCTATTAACGAATAAAGTAGCATTTTGCGCCGGATAACTAAATGTGCCCGTTATTTCAGCGCCATTTACATATACCCGCAATCTATCGGCAGCGGTCGCTTGCGTCGTGTCCAATTTTACAACGCAATGATACCATGCGCTAGGATCCCTATATACTGCCGTGCTAGTAAAAAGAGTTGTTGATACGCTGGCAACAACATTAGCTATGGTTATATTGTCAGCAGCAGACCCAAAAGCAAACGTAGTTCGGTTATTATCATCTTGTATGGCCGTAAACGTCGGGCTATTGGCTGTTATAAGTCCTTTTTTAACCCAAAGACTTAGCGTCCAAGTTGTTCTATTTGTCGCGCTAGACGGCGTTCTGTTTAAATAAGCCGATGCAGAGGCGCGGAGCCGCAAACTTCTAGATACGTTATATTTTTCCGCAGAGAATAATAGATCTTTAGATGCAAACATTATTGGAACGCCTGCACAAAGGAGCCATACCAGTTTGTTCCATCAGCAAAG